AATCATCAATTTTTAGAGCAACCGATCCGTTAGCAAAGTCATACAACCCACCTGCGCTAACAGCCACATCTGGATTGATGTCGCTGGCGGGAGCCGCGCCGATGTCTTCAGGCGTGAGAGCATCCGTGCCGCCTGTGGCGTGGGTGGACTTGTGGGTGGTGGTGGGCGATATCTCGATAAATGCTGACCCGCTCCAGCGCCAGCACTTGCCGTTGTCGATCGTAACATAGATTTTGCCGGTCTCACCTACGACGGGTAGCCCATGAATATCCGCAAACTCCAGAACATCATCTACATAACCCGGAAGTTGACTGGCGGGGATTTTCCCGTTCTCCAGTATGGCGTAGGGCTTTAGATTTCCAATACTACTAAATAGATTGAAAGAAAACATTTTTTATTGTATGTATGGCCCTTTTTTTAATTCGCCAGAAACCAAGAATGATGAGATTGTTGTGGGATTTGCATCTTCGTATTCAAACGCAATATGATGCGTTTCAATTCCGTTAAGAAAAAAAGAAACGGCTTTTGTAAGAGGCACAATCTCATGTCTCTCGTTACGGAATTTGTCATGCAATGGGATTTGCATCCCCGTCCGCCCCTCTAAAACTGCAGATATAAATTCGGTGCTTGTCATAAATTATAATTTTGGCTGAAGTTTGTCTATTGTTTTGGCGCAAATTTGCAACATGAAATCCGGTTACTTTTCCTGCTGTTTTGCCTTTATGACTTTTTCGAGTGATTTTTTTCTATCGCGCAAGTAGTTTAGCAAGTCGCGCGAAGCGACGTAGCGAGCGCGTGCGAATTCAAGCGCCGCGCCTGTTGTGTCAGGATTCACAATTGCGCTGTGCGCGTGATCGTGAAGCTGCTGAAACCATGGGAGCAGTTCTTTCTGAAAATCCTCATTATTCCAAAGTCGATTGATGCGTTCAAGGGCCGCAATTTGTTCGGAGATTTCCATAAATTTTAAACGCGTTGTGGGATTGGTATCATTTGATTGTCCTCGACCGGCGCTGTAATCAACGCTTTCGACGGAGCTTTGTAAACCGTTGGCACACTGGGCATAGATTCTTCAGGCGACGGTGTTTTTAGTTCTTCCGCAATTTCAAGCGTTGTTGGGGCCTGCATTTTTGCCTGAGACGGAACGGGCGATTGTAATTCTGCATTCCTCATTTGCTCCAATGATTCAGGAGTAGGCATGATTGCTAATGCCGCTTCGGCCGCCATGGCTTCCGCCCCAAGAGCCTTGTCAACATCCTCAATCCCCATAGTTTGCAGGATGCGATAAATGATTGGGCGGATTCGTATTTTAACATCCGGCGGCAGTTGTTCGTAGCCCATCAGGATGTCAAAGGCTTGCTTGTGCGATTCAATGACATCACTGTCTTTGCTATTTGACAGCAACAACTTAACATTATATTGTAATTGGGCAATGTCGCGATTTTTCTCCAGCATTTTTGCCGCCTCTTCCCCCATCAATCGTTCGGCATCATAGGGATCGTAGTTTTTAAGGGTGAGTGCCACGCAATCTTTCAGGACAGATTCAAACCCCTCAACGATGTCGTAGAGCATATTTTTCAACAGCACATTTGCAACTCGGTCAAGAGACCGGATGCCGGTTGCCAGGCTGGCGGCGGGAAGCCCTGCTAATCCATGATCCCCCGCTGAAACAATGCCCGCTTCAAGCTGAGTCACTTGCATGAGCATATTCAGTAGGTTTTCTGATGCGGATGCGTCGTTCGGTATTGTAACGCACTTGAAAACATCCTCTGCGGAAAACCCTTCGCGCAACCTGTATGTCTTGTTTGTGCCAAACTCAATTGGCTCACCCGCCATCCCCTCCTCTGTCGCCATTGGATTTTCGATTTTAATGTTCCCCGAAAGACTCGCTGCCAAATTCACCCGATTGATAAACAGATCACAAAATTTATGACGATCCGCAAAAAGCTCATAATATCCCGTGCCATACCAACGGTGCGGGACAGGCTCCATGCGGATAACGCGCAGTGGCCTTTTTCCGGTAGGCGATACATTGTCGAGATAATCGTATGCCAAGATTTGTTTATTTTTCAAATCGACCAGGAGGGCGATTTCATCCGCAATGCCATCATCTTGCAGAACTACACGCATATAAACTTCGGTTAATTCACACAGCGGCATCGCTTCTTGACTTCGTGCCTGCTCCCCGCGAAAAAACTCCGGTTTCATGGCCTGTTGCACTCCGTCCCTGCTGGCTGTATTTTTGAGTTTTCGAATAACCTCCCTTGCCTGAATTGTGTCCCGCACAGGCGCGAGCATGGAAATTACTTTATCTAACTCCATGTCAATTTTTAACGCGCAAAAATCTGCGGCATGTATATCCTTTTCTGTGGTAGAGCAAACAAAGTCCCGGTGGTCGATACACGATGATTCAATGCCGTCGTAGGTGACGCGATAAAAATCAAATTCCTGTTCCTCCCATACCGGCAGTTCATCGACCTCTAATCGGACTCGTTTGTCGCGCCCTAAAACAAGCGCGTCGCCATCTTCATTCCAAATATCAGTGCGACATACTAAATTCCCATCTCTGGCTCGTATAGCCCTTCCATCTTTTATTAGCACTTCGCCTTTTTTTCGCGAGCGTGAGACTTTGCGTTCCCATGTTGTTTTGACAACCGTTTCGCCTCTTATACATGTTAGAGTTTCCGCCTCTCTCAATACAGATCGCAGCCCGGATCGCTCTATCTGATGCCCAATGTAACGCTGGATAACGCGAGCGACTTCGTGATCGTCTCCCTTCCCCTCTACGGCGACTGCAAGGAGAGGACTGCTTGTCAGCATGGCATCGTAGATGCGAGACGCTGTAATTCTGACAAACCGTTTAGGCAAGTTGAGGCTGATGTTAGACAACTCGAATATACTTCCTGGGGTTTTTCGCTCTTCCATGTTGCCCATGTATTGCTGCATGGCGAGATTGCGCGTGTGAAGCCATTTGCTTTGGGTATAACTATTGTTAGCCCTATCCATGCGGGTGAGGATTAAATTCATGACCTCGCGTTCTTGCGCTCCTGCGAGCCGTAGCGTTCCTCGTAGCGGCACTGTTGACGGGTCAAGGGTCTCAGCTAATTCGGGCAGTGCAATCATACAGATTATGTTGTCAATTGTTTCGGCATAGTCAAAAGTTTATTTTTCAAATAATTTTTCTTGCGGGGTTATCTGGGCGGATTTGGGGCCGCCTCGCGGCACAGGCTTGATGTTGACTCCTCCGAAAGTCCGGATCAACTGCATCAATGGGTCGGTGTAGGCTACCGTAGATGCGTCTGGCATATTTACTTCGCCTTTCGGAGTCAATGCAATACTTTCCTTGCCAACGCCCATATTTTTCAGCTTTTGAATATTATAGGCAATCGGAACACTGCTATTTTTCCCGAGGTTTAGTTTTTCCACAGGCAACCCTGCGTCTTTCATCACTCTGATTTGGCCCTCAATTGGGATGTCATAACGGCGGGCCGTTTCTTTCACTCGCCTGATCTCAGCATCGCGTTCACTGCCTGACATGTTGCTTTTATTTATTTTTGCCAACTCTCGATTTAACCATTTTTCGGCTGAAAACGGAGCGAATGCCGCATTGACTCTTGATCCCGTGCTGGGTTGATTCTTGGAAAGGAACGGAGTATTGTTAAATAGGGCATCCATTGGCGACGCCGTGTAGCCTAACTTTTCCATGGGTTTATCAGAGCGTGTCACAGGATCGACTAACCTCGTAGCTAAATTCCTCCACGGCACCGGCAAGACGCCGCTCGTACTAAAATCAAGCGCGCCCTCTGTCAGTCGATATCCAACAGGTTTATTTTTGTCAAACTCGGAAATTCCAATGATTTTAGATATGATGCCCAAACTTACATATTCTCCTGCAATATCTCCCATCTGTTGCATTGCCTCGCTGTATTGTCCATTTGCAACAAGTCCTAACGCAAGTGCCTCTTTGAGGTAAGGGTAGTTTCTGTATCTCCACCACAAGTCTTTTGTGGTTCCTGTTCCATCGTCCAGCGTAAAATCGACATCGTGCATTAAGCCGTGAGCAAAAATTACACGAGCGAGACGCGAAATATTCATTCGGTTTGCAGTTCTAAAAGCGGCATCTAAAACATTTCCTTCCTCGTCGATATTTGTTCCCAGAATCTTTTCTTCTTCCCCCTCGCCCATTCCGATGACGGTCGCCCCCAATGCAACTAACCCGGCCATTGTCATCAAGTTTGCCATGCCTTCGATGCGTTGTTGTTTGCTTTTGTTAGTGCCAAGTAGGTCGATTGCAGAATCTACCGTAAATACCTTGAACTGGCGCGCCATGTTGTAGGGCCATTTCGCGAAGGGCAGCACCAAGCGTTTGATGACTTTACTGCCCGTTGTCATGCTTTGCGAGGCATCCAACCATGCCGGAACATTTTGGTAGTCCATCATGTAAAGAACAACGGTTTGATAAACATCTTGGTGGATTCCATTGTCTTCAGATTTCATCCATGCGCGCATCCACTCGCGCTTATTTATTTGCTTGGTAACTTCTTTGCGCTTCTTCGCTTCAGACCACGCAACTTCGGCGTGAGCCCGGTATGCAGCATACGCTAATTGTTGCTTGTTTTTAGTGTCAATTTCTCCATAACCCATCGCTTGCAGTGCAGCCCCTCCCAAATTCAAGCGCATTACCTGTTCAAACACAGTTTTGTCGGCATCAATGTCCATCGCCTCCAAACCGGTTTGATCGCTAAATAATTCCTTGGGAACGATGTCGCCAATTCGATTTTGCTGGAACTTGCTCCCCATAAACCTGTCGCTGACGAGTCCCCGCAGGAGGAAGCCAAACTCGTATGCGCCAAGTTTTGCGCCTCGAACATCGCCCGTGGCGGCACTTATGAGAGCAAAATTCAACCTGTTAAAAGCCCTTGTGAATTTATGCAACTCATTACTCAAGGCGTTTGTGATTGCTGTGAAGGGGGTTGAAAGCAAGCCGCCATTGTATCGTTCGAGCAGTCCGCTTAGTATTCGCGTCAACCAATTCGAGGTGGTTTCGCGAGCAACGCCTAACATTAGCTCGCGGGCAACTTGCTTGTGAATCATCAGTCCTCGACCTTTAAGCCTGTAAGCATCGCCCAGAATTTTTGCCATTGCCTTATCGTCGGCGGGACTCAACGCATCCGTTAATGCTGGGTATGCCGTTGGGTTAAGACGCTGAGCCAATTTTACGGCTTGGAGCAACTGATTGAATGTGCCGTCCAGAGGAACGAAATCCTTAACCTTCAGCGGATCAATGCTGGTTTCTGGCTTGGCCGCAAGATCAATGAGCTTTTGCCGGGTCTGAACGCGAATTTTTTCGCGGTGAGCTTCGTAAGCGCGGGTGCTGAAACCGTCAAAGAGGTTTTTGATATTGCCACTTTCGCGCAGCTCGCCAGCCTTAAACTTTCTCGCGCCTGATTTAAACTTACTGAGCAGCGAACTAATCAATGCAACTAATGTTTTTTGCTCGGCGACATCGGGCGTGTAGCCGGGGACATAAGGCATGTCTTCTAATGGTATTGGGCCAAACAAGTCTCGTAACTCTTGAGGCCAATCATTAAAAAGTTGGCGCAGCGATCCTCGATTAAACTCTGCCGTCATTGTTCCGCTTGGCCCCTCATATCGGGACTCCTCCATACCTGGAGCGATAAACCTGTCGAGGTAGTATGCTGTTTCGGGATATTTGCTGTGGAAATCGGCGAAGATTTTTTCTTGGCTTGCCGCCGGCATCCACCGCTCGATTACATATTTGTTTCTGTCTTCAACAAAGCGACCAAGCCTGTAAGTCATTCCATCTTTGCCAATGAAGGTATCGCCTGGAGCGATGCCACGAAGGCGGGTTTCATTTTTTGACATCATTCCCGACCTCATGTAGAAGTCGCGAAAAATAAAGTTGCCGTCATCGTCGAAGCCAGCGACTTCTAATCGCGCAGCGGTCGGAAGGATTTCATCGAGAAAATTTGTAAGCCGCGTTTTGTTTTTGCTCCAGAATTGCGGATACCCAAAACCCTTGATAATGTCCTGCTTAATCTGATCCATCATGGCATTGATGGTCGCTGCCGCAAGTGTTTCGTTCCGCTTGTTAGAAAGAATCACATCCTTTGCTCCGGGGGCATAGTATTCCAGCTTGTCGTAGCGGCCTTGGAAAACATTGGCATAAAACTCTTTTGCACTCTCTTTCATGGAGGCGTTTTCTGTCGCAAGTTTCGCCTCATTTTTACGAAACGATTTCGCGGCATTAGCCTCTTCGGAAATTATTGCTATTTCGTCAGCAGGGGTCGGGGCCGCATTGATCTGACGAGGTGTTATATTGCCGGTTGCAGCAGATTCCTTTTTCAAGTCGCTGGTGAAATTGTCAAACGCCATTCCAAGGGCGATGTTTTCGCTTGGGTCTTCTTTTGCGACAAGTGTTTCCATTGCGTTGCCCCTTGGCGATCTCTTCGCGACATAATCAAAAGCAATGTCGTTTATACTATTACCTGCCGAAAATCCCTTACTGATTGGCGTGCCTATCATCTGAGAACTTTGCGGTTTTTTTCCGATAGTAGGTTTCCTTGCTTTAGCAAGATCACTAAACTCTTGTATTCCAATATCGTTTGCCGCTTCAAGAAACTCATTAAGCGTGTAAACACGATTAGGTATTTTTGCGTAGAAGGCAGGGTCAATTTGACTGACGGGTAACGCATGAATGCGATTACCATTTTCAATGGTAAGATTTTCCCCGCTCAGCATCTGTTTCGACAATTCCTTCCCAACAATTTCGATCAATTGCGATGTGGTTTTTACTGGCGTTCTAAAGTAACTCCCATTTTCTCCGGACAAAACTAAAACTTGCGGTGAATCGGTATCCTCCGTCCCGTTGATCCATGTTAGTTTTGCACTTGGCTCATACGGCAAGATATTTTTCAAAGCAAAAAACAATTCGATTGTTTTTTGTTTTTTTGCTGAACTGTTTTTTCGCAAGTTTAGATCGGCTATTTCTGCGGTAGTTCGCAAGACCGACTCAAGCATGGTTTCTAATTCGCCCGAAAAATCTGACGACATTTTCTTGAACAGCTTTTTAATTGCTTCGACAAGTTCTTGCCATATCGTTTTCTTTTTATTGCCCTTCAATTTTGAGAGCATTATTTGAAATTCGGGACTGCTAAACGACTGAGCGATGAACTCATAAATGTTTGACATCCCGTAAGCCTCATTTGAAAAAGTCTTGATAGCACTATCTTCTACCTTTTTTTGAAAAATATCAGGGTTAGGCCCAGCATAACCTTTTGTTTTACTGGTCGCGATTCTTGGCTCCTTATAGTTGATAAACAAAAAGCTCCGACTTACATTTCTTCCAAGTCCCTTGTGAAAAAAATTTAAAGGCGACACTTTAAGTAACTGCGTTTCTCTGGCGGCTTTTTTCAACCCCTCTTTTTCTTGCTTGGTAATTTTATCAAAAATATCAGGAAGCGTTGTGCCTGCATATTTTTCAAGTAGAGAATTTACTACTGCGTTAAATTTATTCTCGCCAGGAGTCGGGGAGGAATCTAAGATTTTTTGAAAATCAGCATCGGAAAAAACAATTCTTCCGTAAATATAGTCATTTTCTGAAATAGTCGGCATTGGCAAATTATTATCAACTAATTTTTTGTAAAAATTAGGATATAATTCTTTGAATACCTCCAATGTAGTATATTGAGGTTTTCGGCCAAACGCGCTATTCCCTTTTTCATTAACATAAGCTCTTGGTTCCCAATTTTTTGCGAACTTAGTTCCTCTGACATCTAAATCTGCAAAAACAATTCCGTCGTCAAAATTTGACCTTTCAAAACCAATGTTCTCGGATTGAACATTAACTCGCTTCGTAGTGCTGCCGAACATTGATTTTTGTATGCCCAATTGTTCTGCGGCAGAAAAATACAATTTTATGATGTCCTTGATTGGCTGTGGAGCGGCCTCATTTTTAAGAACATTTTCTAATAACTTTTTGTAATCTGCTCCTGAGACATTTACTTGATCGATAAATTTTTTGATCGCATCAACGGAGATTGAGTGGGCAGCCTCATGTAACAATGCTTGTGTTGAAATGCCCTGCACCCCATGAATAATCTCCCCGCCCCCACTACTTCTGAATGCTCGTCGGTTATTTTTTTTCAGATCGGACGGCTTTATCATTCGCACCTTTTCATCTTTTAAGTGCGCCCATTTTTGTTTAAGTAAAAATTGAGCTAAATCGTGATATTTTGAGTATTGGGGGACTCGTTTGAGCGCGGCATCTAAGCCAATGGACTCACCTAATGGGACGCTAAATAGTATGTCATCATCCATCATGCCATCAGGCATGAACTGCAACTGCCCTGCGCGAGCCGCATTGCGCGCAAGAAGTTGGCCTTGAACTAAATTGTTTTGATTCCCAATTCGCGATTCCGTTGAGCCATCGAGGAATGAAGTTTCAAGCCCAATTCCCGCCTCAATGCCAACCGCTCCTGCTCGTTGTCTGGCATGGTCGAGGATTCGCTTGGCTTTGTCTTTGTTGGTGGACGCAAGCTCAATTTTGTTGGCGAGTTGTTTGTAGGAGCCATGAAGAAAACCCTGCATCACCGGCTTAACAATGTCAAGAGGTTCGTTTGTGCTGGCGGCTATTTTCTCTGAAACCCGCTCAATATCACGCGCACTCGTTTTGCGCGTTTCAACGGCGTTCAGAACTGCCACACCAGATACATTAACCCCATTGCGCCTTAATAAGCCGGCAAAAGCCATCCAACTTTCGCCTGTGTTGTGGACATCTTCAACAATAACAACCGGGCGATTGAGCGCGGCCAAGGATTGCAACCCTGCCTCTGGCGCATAACCAATCGGGTCGTCAATGGTCATGGTGTAGTCGTAGCGTTTCTTCTTCGCTTCGAGCTTTGCGGTCGCAGTCGCGACCGGCGTTTCAAATACGGGGTTGCCTTGGTCTGCGCTGATTCGTTGCGCGAGGAGGTATGGCAAAATGTTTTTTCCGCTCGTGCTTGGTTGCGCCACCAAAACGGCATCTTCGGGTATTCCTGCAAACGACCCGGCATTGTAAAGTTCATCGACCATTTTTATGCCATACGCGAGCGGAAACCCATCCTCTGCCCATTTGTCCTTTTTGAGCCGCAAAATGTGCGATGGCTTGTAGCCTGTGGTTGAGGCAAAAATACTCGCAGGCATTGTAGCCGCATCTGACCTTACTTCTGAAGCAAGCACACCCTCGGCAAGTCCATTTAAGACAACCTCGGGATCATCTTCTTGGTTCAATGCGTCAATAATTGCTTGTTCTCGCGTTTTTCCAGCCGCCACACCATTCAGGATTTCTGATCTAACCTTGCTGGCGTCTGCGGTGACAATCGCATCTGGTGCGGCTTTAGCCACAACTGCGAGCAATGGATTTATGTTGCTGTCTGCCGCCGCGCCAAGGAAGTGAATGCGGGGAGGCTTTGATTCCCGCAAAAACTCTGCGAGTTGTTCCCTGCTTACGGCTTCCGCGTTAGATGGAATACCAACAATGAACTTGGCAGGATCAATCTCTATTCCTAATGTGTTGGTTTTTAGTATCTCAATAATTTTGCTATATGCTTGCGAAATAGACAGCTCTCCAAGTGGGATAGGAATAATTGGCTCAAACAGGTTGAAATCCCCTGCAAGCGCGATGCGATCTTTGTATTGTTCTGCGAGTAATAGTGATGCCCTTTGGTCGCCAACAATATCAGGCATAACAAAAAGCGGGCGCGGATAGTCTGCTTCTACCTTGTTTTGCTCAAAGATAGCTTCTGTAATCGCGTCGTATTTTTTGAAAATCTTGTCGAAGTCCAAAGGTGCTAATGTTTCTTTACCTTTGGCCTTTAACTTTTCATTTTTAACAAAATGACTGAAAGCCCCTGAATCGACAAAAACCTGCGTGTCCAGATTGATTACCCTGTCAGCAAGCAAATCTATTGCGTTTTTTGAAAGCATCCCGACATCAAATCCTACTCCGTAGTTTTTCAGGCCGCCGCGAACATAAGTTGAATTCCCAAGATCACTTAATCCACTCATGCCGGACGCAAAGCGCACCATGCTCCGTTTGATTTTTTCTATTGGCGCATCAATCTCTTTGGCGAATCCAAACTCTGCGTTAGTAGGCGCGATTATTTCGGACAATCTACGCTCTGCTAAAATTTCAGCCCCTTTGACGAATATATCGTCTTTTGCAAATCCAAATCCTTTGGCTTGCTTTTTAACTGCGGCAAGCGCATCGGCGATTTCTTTTTTGGTGCGAGCGTTCCGAATAGACGGAAATGCGTCGGGACTCTCATAAAAAGGCAGGGCGCCTATTGTGCTTTGTTGGTCTTCTGCTGTTGTTTCCGATGTTGCTGGGGTTTCGTCCATCACCTCCAGCTCGTAGTCGTAAATTTCATCCTTGGTGAGTTGGCGAGGATACTGGATCGTTCCCCATCGCGCGCGTCCCACGGCAGGCCCATTGCTGCCTATGATGTAACCTTTCGGGGCAGTTCCGATATCGAGGGGGCGATTGCGTAGCCCGTAGGTGAAGCGCGGGCCGGTATAGTCCTCGGAATAGATCGGGCCGGCGGCGGATGGTGCAGCGGTAGATTCTGCAAGCGTCAGGTTGCTTTGTGGGTCTTCGGCAAGCAATCCGGCTTCGTTGGCAGAAAACATGCTTCCGCTTGACCCTTCAACAGTTAAAACATCCAACAAGGTGATTTGAGATAAAAACGCAAACTCTTTAGCCTTTGTTACAAAGCGATCAAAGTCCGCTGAAAGCATTGAGAACGGAGCCTGGATAATAAACCCGTATGCGCCATTGACCGAGGCAGACATCATGATTTGTCTAAAAACATCATCAGTCGGCGTGTCCATGAACGAAGGGATGCGCTCAACGGCGGTCAATTTGTTTTTCGCGGTCAAAAGGAGCGCATGGCCTGCCGTGAGGTTGCCCTGGCGTAGCGCGTTAATTAACTTTTTGGTTTCCTTGTTTTGTAAACCATCAATTCTTTGCAATCCATCCCTCGACACTTTCTCCCAAGGGGCAGTCGAAGGAACAAATGGTGGCGCTTTTATTCCCTTATCGCGAGTTCCAAAAATGCCTTTTTCTTCTTTTGCGGGAGTGCCAAATGAGAAGCCAGCTTCCTTAAATGAAAAGTAGCTCGAACCATTTGTAATAACATGATCTAAAACAACAAAGCCGACTGCACTTGCCGCCTCGCTAATGTTTTTTGTAATGCGCCGATCAGCCGCACTCGGTGTAGGATCGCCGCTTGGGTGGTTATGCGAGATAATAATTCGGGTAAATCTTTTACCTGTGGCAAGCCTGATCTTTGCCAATGCCCGGAACACTTCGCGAGAGTGCATCATGGTCTCGTTAATTGTGCCTATCGAGATAACATCACTCGAAATCACTTTGTTGTAGTCATCCATTACGGCGACTTTAACGCTTTCAAAGTAGGGGGAACGGAGCGGAATCAATGTTGCGGCGACATCTTCTGGGCCTTCGATTTTTGTCCCGATAATTTCCCATACAGGCAATTTGCCGGAAATGAGTTCCGGCAAGATTGAAGACGCGGTGCCTTTGATATTGATTGCTTTTGCCAACGCCACCCAATCCCCCTCAAATCCGGCCTTTACCAGATTGTCGTATTCCGTGTTGCCGACTTCCTTCAGCTTGCGCTTTTTGGTTGGAGTAGCGACACCATCAAACATTTCTGCCTGTGCATAGTTTGCTGCATCCGCCAGTTCCGCAACTTTGCTTAATTGCAGCGCAACTTCATTGGTTGCCTCTTCGAGATTTACTGTTCCGTTTGAAAAGAGATAATCGCTAACATCGCTTTTTAGTTTTGCCGCACGAGCGTTAATTTGTGCCAACGATGTTTTGCGTCCATTTTTAGAAACAATTTTGATTTTGCTGTCATCAAATATGACGAGGTTGCGAGTTGGCTCGTTACCGGCGGTTTCTTTTTTAGCGTCGTAGTCTTCTGCTGCTTTTCTCGCTTCTTCTTCTGTTCCTTTGACTAAACGATTGCCTGCTCCGTCTTGAGCCACCCAATATCCCTCGGCAAACATTTTCCAGACAGTTGCCTTGAGCGTGACTTTTCCAAACCCGACGCGACTGTCACCATCGAGATATTTTATGCCTTGAATGCCAGCGGCAAGCAGGGCTTCAGAGGCTTTCTTTTTCGGATCAATGCCGTCTGCAGTAAACTCTGCATCAGGCCATGTTGCTGTCAGGTTTTTGTATATCGCTGCGCCTACAATATTAGTTCCGAGTTTTTCAGAAATGGTTTCCTCCCAAAGCCAATTATCAACTTGAACCGATTGCAATGCGGCCTGAACCTTCGGACTCTGCTCGCTCAATGGGGCGTCCCAATCTAACAATTCATTGTCATCAACATCAAGCGACACTTGATAAAGATAGCCCTTTGGTATGCTGACAACGATCTCGCGGGAATCAATCATGTCGGCAATGCCGTTGTAGGCTTTAATGTATTCTGGTTTTTTAGCCGTTTTTGCCAAATCCCGAATAATGTTGGAGGCATTTCGAGGTGTCGCTTGAAGATTCAAAAGCGTTTCCGAAATCAGCATCGGTGCCGCGTCCGCATAATTTAGCAAATCCTTGTATTTAGCTTGCGCTGAATCAACCGGCTGAATGACCCATTTGCTTGTAATAGTCGGGGCTTTTTTCGCCAATGTCCGGGCATATCCTTCAGCAACATTTACATTTTCCGCAAAGTAAATCCCATAACCAAAAGCCGCCGCACCCTCGCCTGTTCCAATGTAGTCGGAACTAAACTCATCAAACAAAGCCGGGCCTCCGTGAAATGCCGCCCGCGCGCTGATAACCGCATTTGATGTTGCTATTGGCTCACCAGCAATCACCTCGCCAATGAATTGACTCGCATCTTCTTTTTTGGGCTTTTGCGGAATTCCATTTGCTTCCGCCATAGCCTTCCTTGTGGTGTCCAATTCAACGAGTGTTGATTGAAACTCATTTTCCATCGGCCATTCAGTTATTGGCTTCATCTCGGCTAACTGCCGGACTCGCTCAGCATTGTTTTTTTGCGATGTCTTGATGGCATCAATAGTTTCACCAAGCTCCTCAAGCCGCGACGCAAGCGTCGGAAAACTGGTGACGCGCCCAAAAGTTATTCCATCTTGCAAGTCGCCTTCGGAGTTTGCCAACTCAAAAGAATAACTTGGTTGCAGCGTTCCAACCATATCAGGCTTCATTATCATTTTCCCCGTCAGTAGCACAGGTTGCCCGTTGACGCTGATAGAACGAATGTGTAGAGGCATATCCCCAATAGAGGAGTCCCTGGCGAGCCTTTCGGTTGCTGATTTGAGTTCTGAATCAACAGCGCTTGCTAATTCTGTTTTGGTTTTAAACTCTACCCCCCCTACGGTAATTCTTACGCCATTTTTGCCGATTGTCTCGGCAAGGCCTGTCATCGCTTGCATCGAGGGGGCTATGTCCCGCGCTTTTCTGAGTAGAATTTGCATGCCCCTTTGCGCCGATTCAATTTCTTTCTGTCGGTTCGAGGCCTCCTTGAAGTGGCCACTTCGTTCCAATTCCAATTCTCGAATCTTGTTTTCCAACTCAAAAATCTTTTGCCCGAACGGTCCCGATAAAACTGCACGCTGTTCTGCAAGCGATAGAATCTCCTGAGATTCTTCGAGTTCCCTGCCCACAACCTTCCCTGAAAGAGCTAAGGTAATAAATTTTTGCTTAGTTTCCAGCTTTTGCCATAGGGCAGCGTCGAGGGTATCTTTCATGCCATAGCGGACAATCTCAACGGGAATTCCCATTTCTCCGTGAATGTTCCCTTGGCGGTAAACACGCCCATCTCGTTGTTCCAATCCTGCAGGCGTCCACGGCACATCAAGGTGATGCGCAGCGGCCATCCGTTGCTGCATATTTACGCCGGTTCCCAAGCTCTCCGTTGAACCGATAATAACTCTTACCTTGCCCTCATTTACTTGGTCAAATAGAGCGTTTTTAACTTTCGGATTTGAATACTTGCTATCAGTAATAAGTGCAATTTCGTTTTCCGGGATTCCTCGCGCAATCAGCTTTGCCTTAATATCATCGTAAAGATTAAACTTCACTTTGCCTGATCCCTCGGTAGTCAAATCAAGTCGCGAGAGAGGAACCACCGAATCAAAAAGACTTGTTTTTATCTGGTTGAATGAATCTGCAAAAACGACCTGTGTGCCTTGGTAGTCGTTTGTCCGGTTGTATATTTCCATTAACCTTTCAACCATTACATTGACCTTACTTCCAGTCTCATCAATGGCATCCGGCTGAATCATCCGAATATCAATTGCCGCCGCACGAGAGGCCATATAAGCCTGCACCGGAACAGCAAGAAGCGACGGGTTCTCTGAAATTTCTTTTCCTGTTATGCCTTCAAATTCTTTGAGGACATCTCGAATATAACTTACCCACTTAGAGGCACCAGCAGTTCTCTCGACTGCGACCAGCTCGGGTTTGCCGCCTTTGATTTCCGGTCTGTTCTTGACAATTAAATCTTCTCCAAGCTTCACATCAGCAGCCATGCGCAGCAGGGTTGCCCATTCAGGCAAATTCACTACTTTAGACAACCGATCAACCATTTTGTGGTCTCCTGATGGTGTCATTTCGGACGCCTGTTCAATCTCGGCAAATTTCGAAACAAACTGGTCGAAACTTTCGATCCCGTATTCTTTCACGAGACCCGGCGCAACCAATCGAATCATATTCCAAATTTCTCCAAGCGTGTTGGTAACGGGAGTTCCGGTCATTGTAAAAATGTTTTTCCCTCCCATTTTCTCCTGAATCTTCCGCGCCCGCATTAACAGCGCGTATCCCCGCTTGCTGAATGTGCCATCAATGCCTTTCGCATCCAACTTTGTGTTGAATGGCATTTTCTTAAACCTATGCACTTCATCTACAATAAGCGCATCGACCCCAAGTTGCTGAAAGTTTAAAATACCATCATCCGTCTTCCGCTCGCTCAATTCTTTCAACCGCACCTCAAGAGTTTCAATCTGTTTGATCGCATTTTTAACAGTCGGAGGCTTTTGCTTGTCTTCTTTAGCATTTTGCAAAGACGCGTATCCACTACCCTTGACGCTTGCTGTCATGGCATCTATCAAGACTTTCATGTTATCGGCCTCAACCTTTGGATCATCAGCGATAAGATCAAATGTCGAATGTGCTATCACTACCGCATCCCAGTCACCGGCTGCAATCCGCATCAAAAACTCACGCCGTTTGCTACCCTGCAACTCATCTTTGCGCCCGACCAATACGCGCGCGGCCGGTGCCATCTTGGCCATTTCTTTAGCGAATGATTCAAGTGTAGCATTGTGAACCACAATCATGGGCTTTCGCGCCATGCCCAACCGCCGCATTTCTAAAGCTATTGCACTCCCAAGAATTGTTTTACCGCCACCTACCCCATGAGCCAATAAACCATACCCTTCCTGTATGGCTCTCCAAATCGTGTTTTTCTTGTCGGGGTAAATATCAAAATCTTTGTTCGCCCACGGGAATTGGAGGAACTGTCCGTCGTATGTGCGTTGAGCAAATGCATTAACCTCTTTGTTGTAAATTCCGGCTAACCTTTCAGCCACTTCAGGGGTTTCTTTTACCCATGCAACAAAACGATCATTTAGCTTTTTAGCGGCAGCTTTTGCAGCAGAGGTTGCCGATTCAGACAAAATGGGCTTGCTGTCAGCCCCCTTAGTTTCATCCCTTTTGTAAATTGCTATTCTTCGGAAGTTTAAAAGCGCATTTAAAATCGGGACAACCTCGATTTCTTTTGTTTGGTAGTCTTTGTATTCAACTCCTCTGGACACTGCTCGCCTGGCGTCCACCTGCCATCCATCAGCAGTGAGGCCAATAACGCCAGGGTTATAGGTTATTTGAACATTAGCTATCCCAATGCTTTTTAAAAATTCTTTATAGGTTTCCGCCGGAATCCATGTCGCCCCAATTTTAAATCTTACATCCTCAATAGAAACATCTTGAGGTTGGACTGTCTGCAACATCTCAACATTACGCTCGTAGTCGGTGCCTGACTCCAGAGCAACTGCTAACTTTTTCCGAACATTCCCAGACAAGTATTGTTCGCGGGTCAAGACTTGACTTGTTTCGGGGTCACGAACAACCATGCCTCCCTCAAGGAGTGCTTTTTCTGCCTGTTCAATTTTCAAGCCTGTCATGCCGGCAATATACGGCAAATCAACCCTCCCCTTCCAACCCAGCGAAATTCCAAGCGCATCTGCTACGGAATCGGCTTTCGTTGGTTGTACTCGCGGCATCATTATCCGCTTTGAATAAATATCTGCTTTGACAAATTCTTTGTCTCCTTTTAGAGCGGATGCCAGTTTTGCAATCGTTGCACCGATGCCTACTGTTCTGGATTTTTCAACCTCTGACCCAAGAACGCGAGTGTAGTCAGGATCGTCCAGCAATAAACTGGAATTGCTTCGATGATGAAACGACTTGTTTCTAAAAACAAATGTATCGTAAGCCCGATTCAATTTAACACGATTTTCTTCGATTGCCCTATCACTTGATTCTACATCAAGTTCCAAATCGTATTGCGTATTCAATAGGTCACGAACCGCTATAAAGTCGCGAACAATACCCCGGTTCTTAGCCTTATTTAAATCAACATCAGGACTCTCCTGCCCCTGAAAATAGTAGCTGCCATTTTCTTCAATTATAGAACCAATTTTGAACTCCGAGGTTCTGCCCGTTAGGACTTTAGTATTGTTCGCGCTATTGCTTGAAACGATATTTTCTGGCAACGATTCCAGTGCTTGGGCAAGGGCAATAGGCACGGGACGATTGGGGTCGCTTTCAACGGTCATTTCCTTGCTGTCGCCATACATACTGCCGTCCAAACTTAGATTCCCGAGAATGTTTTGGGGGTGATTGGCGAAGTATTGATTGACTCGAATCCCTTCACCTTTCGCTGTTTTTGAATCGCCCAAGTTTACAAAATCATTTCCGTGATAGAAGCCTTGTCCGTCCTTTTTCCGAAGCACGATAATGTCAGTCGTTACTTGCGTGCCTGCATTTTCGACGAAGGCATCGTTCGGAAGTCGATATGCTGCCACTAAGTCAGCCTTGTCGGCAAGCCACCGGCGGTTGTCAGAATTCATCTTGTCCAGCGTGAACGCGCTGCTGATGAATACTTGTAACCCTCCTGGCTTCAGTTTGGTCAATCCCTTCCCAAAAAAATAATCGTGCAGGTTGTCCACGGGGCCGCCCATCATCTCTAAACCTTTGTCAATCACGGGAACATTGGCGAATGGAACATTTGAGATTTCCAGATCAATCGAACCATCTGCAATATCCGCAGTCTGGAATCCTGTATTTTGAATGGTGGCTTCAGGGTAAAGAGCCTTAAGAATGCGCGAAGTGAAGTTGTCCAACTCCACGCCGAAAAGAATGCTTGTATCCGCCATGTTCTCCGGCATTAGGCCAAAGAAGTGGCCGATGCCTGCGCCCGGCTCAAGGACATTCCCTCCCTTGAATCCCAATTTATCGACAATATCCCACATGGCCGCGATGATTTCCGGCGAGGTATAGTGAGCGTTGATTGTGCTTTTTTTTGCAGATAGATACTCCTCTGGCGTCAGTAAGGATTTTAACTCTTGGTAACTATCTAACCATTGGTCTTTCCAGTTCTGAAGAGTCGTTGCATCTTGATCTAACTTTTCAGCCTCGGGCCGATAATACTCGGCGCTATTTGGGTAGTCCACAGCGTAGCGCCGCAGTTTTGCGCTCTCGCTACGCATGGTATCTATTGCGCCACCTTCTATCTGCTCCGCTCGTGCGTCGTCAAAAACTTGCGGCACTGATCCCCACCCAGTAAAACGGGCAAGGCTTTGCTTTTCCTCCGGGGTAGCAAGACGCCTTTCCGTTTCAATCGTTTTGATTGTTTTTATCGCCGCTAAATTCGCGCGGAATTTCCCCTTTGCTCCTTTCGGCGCAAGCTTCTCGTCTCTTGTAAAGCTAAAATTGCGTTCGGGCGATCCGACAGGAGGTCTGTCTTTAATTATTCCGGTATCACTCGATCCAGAAAATCCTTCGCCCGACTCGTTTCCTGTAGCGTCAACGGCATCTCCTGGTCGATTTCCTCGTCCGTCAAATCCATCTCCCATTCCGGAAACAACTCTATCAGCATCTCCGTTTCGTTCCGCTCGTAGTGCGTCACTCCCAAAAGTAGGTTGAGAGCCTTCGAGTCCATCCAGAGCAGCAGGGCCGCCTCGTCCTTCATCCATTCCCGAATCGCGCTTGGCTTCGCGCTGTTCAGCCATGAACTGAAACAGGTCTCCCATGCTTCTTGGCAGCGGATTCCCTGCCTCTGCTGATCGGTCATCTCCCCGCGTAGTAGAGCCATCTCTTCCTCGTTGTATTTCGTCTGCATTGGGTTTGTTTCCTGTATCATTGTTTTGTGAGTCTGTCAATCCAAAGTCAAACAGCATTTCTGATGCGCTTTTGGCATTCGTATTTAAATCGGTCATTGCCGCCGCAATCTTTTCAGCGGGTTCTGTGATGCCATCTTTTTCTAAAACTTGATTGTAATCCCTGACCGAATTCAAAAGATCGTCGAATCCTAACTGCCCTGAATTTTCGTCTTTTCTCTTTCGCGCATAGATCATTTTTTTTGCCGTAGCTCCCGCCTCGGCATTGGGCGAGGACAATAAATCAATCGCTTGAGTATATTTCTCTATCTGGCGCGGGGACGGATCATCCGCAAGATTGCTCATCATGTCAGCCAGTTTAACCTTGGTTGCAATCTCGTTTGATTGTATGCCGGTAATGTAGTCGCGATATGATCCTTGTTTGTTCTTTGTCAACAAAACGACTGCATCAACGATTTCTTCCGGAATGCCCCTTTCAATCAATTGTGCCGGGGTGATTTTAGAATCCTCAATCGTATCGTGCAACCAAGCTGCTGCTTGTATTTTCGGGTCGGCTGATGCCAGTCGTGCAACCGTCGCCTTAATATGTTCTATGTAGGGGGTGACTCCATCTCGGCGGAACTGATTTTTATGAGCCTTGCGAGCTATCTGTGAGGCCAGAAAAACAATTTTGTCGATAGGCGTTTTTTCTTGTTGCAAATCCTCGCCTGTCGTCGTATTTTTATTAGGTATGACTAAAGGTGAAATTCCATTTGAAGGCGATCTGAAACGCGAAACATTTCCCGAGGACACCATCTTTTGGGATGACGATGGCATTCCCAGAGCTTCTTTCCAGACATTAGAGGGTAACTCTGCTTGGAATGTGCTGCCAGGCAGACTAAGCAAACTGCCATCTTCACTTTTCCCTAAAGTGACTGGCCCGTTTGTTCGGATGGTTTCTTGGGAAGAATTTCGATTGGCCGTTGCCGAGGACCTCACTCTTTGGGAGTGATTGTTTAAAGCATTTTTATAAAGTTCTTCAGACAGTTGGTTAAGCTCGGCGATTCTTACTGAATCGTTACTACTGCGAAGCTCCTCATACAAAACATGCCCGATCCCATCAGGAACGCCCAGCGAGTCGGCGGTGTATTTTTCTGGTAACAGGGGAAGCCACCCTTGCTTCGCAACCAAGATTTCGGGAATGTGGATTTGCAGTTCCGCAAACATTCTGGGACCAACTTCAATTTTTATATTGATGTCGCAATAGCCTGAAGGCAAAGGTACAGCAAAGCGATCATCTCCTACCAGAGTAACCCTGCCGTCCTCTGTTTTGTAATTATGCTTGCCTTGTTTAATTTCTTTGATCGAAGAAGCGTATTCGACATCTTCGGCAAAGTAGCGTAGGGTTTCGGAAACAACTGACTTAATGTCGTCTTTGGAATCGACAACAATTGTTGCTCGTAGAAAGTCTTGCCCTTTTTCCATGATTGCATCGAACGCCTCAATGCTTTTACCTTTTTTCCTTGAATCATTTATGTATCCAGCAATTTTTTCAAATGCGCGCGGAGCGCCTTTTAATGGCGGGAGAAGAGTGTATGCCTCCCGCATGTTGGATGCTATACTATTAAGCGTTTGATCATAGGTTTTTTTGATCTTGGCATATTCTGTAAGGATCGAGATAAATTCAGGCTCGACTTCCTTTTCTGTCTCGGTAAGTTGATAGTCAAAAAGACGCTCTGCAACCTCAAGATTGTATTTAATGCTTGCTCCACCTTTAAGCGGAGCGATTGTAGCCACGCCTTCCTTAACCTGTTCTGTAACAAACAATTCTCCCGTTGGCGAACGAAGCAGCATACCTTCTCGTGTAATCTTCCAATTACTTCGGAAGTCGCCATCGATTTTGTGGTTATATTTCCCGCCTGCAAGGTTGAGTTTTGCGATCAGATCATTAAGCAAATTGAACTCCGGTGAAATGTTATCCAAAACATTTTGAGCCGCGATGTTTCGCTCAGGCGATGGCGCGGGACGGGCTTCAAGTAATTGTTGAGGTTTAGCCTCTATGCCTCGTTGCCCAAGCTCCTTCTGCACCGCAAAAGCATCGGAATTTTCTCGCAATGTATCCGCATAAAAGCCCATGAAATCAACGCCTGACCTACTAAGCAGAAGATTGTATTCCTCCCTTTCAAGCGGTGTAAGTTCTTCAGATGCTTGTTTATTTTCAAACTCGCGCAATTTGGCGGGGTTCGACATAACCGGCATAGAGCGCGCCTGAATTTGAGAGGCATCGAGTTTCTGGCGTTCGACAAAAACTTTGTGGGCGTCATTTGCAGCGATGATTGTTTCGGAGATAGATTTAGGCGCGTCAAACCATGCGTTTGGATCATAACTCTTAATGCTTCGTGCCAGGCTATCGAGGTAGTCTCTCCAAGCGTCTTGCGTTGCTTCAGTAACAATTCTCCCCTGCTTGTTAAACACAACAAGATCGCGCAATCTTTCGGCAATCCCAACGGCTACGGAAGTGTCGCCAACAAGTTCCACCGACTCGATTTGACCCGCCGCCAATTTCAAGGCGCTCTTCAAGCCGCTACCAGTTAGAATATAGTTGCCAACATTATTCAACAAAGAGCCTAACGCGTCTGCTACTCCGTTGTTACCGGCGGCTCGAACCGCAAGTGCCGTCCTGCTCGCGTCGGCGATAAGGCCGACCATCGCTGCACTCTTGTTGGTGTTAACCAATTCGGAGTAAAGGTTGCTGAGTGGTTTGCTCTTGAATGCTGCTCCCAAGATAAGACGCTGCATATAAACCTGCGACTGAGCTGGGTTTTTAACCATTGGGGCAAGTCGGTTGCGCTCAAGGCCGATAGCCTCTGCGTCCCTCATCAGTGCCGCCAACTCGTCCATTGCGGTATTGCCGCTCATGGTGACAGACAACTTAGCCAGCCTCTCAATGGGGATTTTCACCGCATCCAAGTCTGCTCGATCATATGTGTCCTGAACAACTCCTGTTGAGGGGTTTAGGTTGTCCACAAGTTTTTGGTAAGCCGTCGCCCCCATTGGACTCCTAATGTCATGCACTCCCAAGAACCTGTAGCCTCTATATCCTTCAGGGAAATCGCCAAACCCAAATTGATTTGATTTCTTCTGCCATGTTGCGCTTAGTCTTTCCTGATCTTGGAGCGGCGAGAGGTTCGTCATCATTTCGCGAGCGTTCCCACCGGCGGTTTGCCAGCGCGCGCGAGGTTGCCCGTTTACATCGTTGTCTATGACAATGGCAATCTGCGGTGAAGCATTCGCGGACGAAGGGTCTGTCGAGGTCAGGATTTCTTCATTCAACGCTCCCGGCAGTGCTCCCGCCCGCACCTTATTCTGCTCGGCCTCGTCTTTTTCATAAGCTCGCGTGTTCTCGCCGCCATACAGGGAGTTTTTTGTGAAGTTGGCTCCAACATGGCTGGTCTGAACAATGCCAGGGGGCAATGCAATGTAGCTTGCTGGAATCTTCTCGAAGTTCACTCCAAGCACTGCCTTTTGCTCTCCCGCAACCGCTTGCGTCATGAGGTTTGCTACGATGACACGAGCATCTTCCGGCGCGGAATTTATTGTCTCCTCAAAATTGGCAATGTCTCCCGTATTTTGCTGGACGATTGCCGACCGACGAGATTTGGCCCTTTGCTCGTTGGCCTTTCGCTCTGCATCTGCCGCCTCTAACTCTGCCAGGCGAGCTTTTGCAACAGTGTCAAGTGTAATGCCAGCCGTGTTTGCAGTGACAGAAGGCGCGCTTCCCTGCGGTTTGCTTCCCATACTGCTATCATTTCCGCGTATTCCTGATCCGTCGGTGGTGTTAGACCCTTTCGCTTTCTGTTTAGCGGTTGCTCGTTTGTCGCGTTCATTGTCGTATGCCTGCTGCCTCGCCTGCACACCTAATCTACGGAAGTTATTGTAAATGTCAAAACTTTCTTTTCTGGCCCGATCCACGAGACTTACTGTTTGCGCTATCTCGACATCGCTCACACCCTCGCTTTTTAGCATCGATGCAATGTTGGTCTTTAGCTCGCTAAAGATTTCGAAAACCCTCTTGAATACATTTTTAAGTCCTTCAAGAAACGCAATTGGGAATGTTTGCTCGGTAATGATCGTGCCATCAGCCGAAACAATTTTGCCATCGGCAAACGCAATATCCCTTTGCAGCAACATACGCAGAAACTCAAACCCTGCAATTTGCTGATCTGTTTTGCCATAAATCGCTGTAACATGGTCTTGTAATTCCTTGGGTAGCTGCATCCAAATCGTTCCCGCCTGCGCGAGTGCCGCATTAAACTCGTCAAACGGAGAATCTGGATTGTTCTCCCGCCAGATTTGAGCAAGAACGATTTGATGCGAAATGTGCCCCACTTCTTCGCTTATCGTTAGCTCAATCGCTTTGGTATTTGAAAACTGATTCTGCTGAGTCTTTTGTAGAAGTGACGCCGCATTGATATTTATAGTTCTGCCGGAAGATAGCCCGACAGACCCGCCGTCATTCAGCGCAGAAGCATTTCCTGCAATTTTCGAAAAAGCTCCGTGGAATCGGATTAGTTCTGGCGCAATTTGATTTTCCACGAGGTCGCGGAGGTTCGCGATTTCTGATTTGCTTAAGTTCTTACCATCGGGGTCTTGTTTAATGTCATCCATCACCTTGTTCGCAATGGATTGCACTTCTTTTCTCTGCGACTCGTTAATGGCCTCGATGTTATCAACAACCTCTTGAGGCTGTATAAACCCTCCAGCGTCCGTGAAACCCGCTACTGCCTCTTGTAGCTTTTCTGCGCCCCAACCATCGGCAGTCTCGCGCCTAACAAAGTATGTCGCAAAAGATTTTGCGGCCTGTGGATTTGCATTCAAAGATAATAGTTTTGCTTCTATTGCTTCAGCAATGACCTTTTCTCGCTTCGAGGTAATGAGGCCACTTCGACCTAACGGGAGCGGTTGCAATGAAGGTAGTGGTGGAGGCGCGACTTTTTCCGAGGTAAGGGGGGTAGCAGGAGCGGGAGTCGAACCCGCGACTGGAGGATATGAGCCTCCCGACTTAGCCACTTGTCCATCCTGCGGTCTGTTTTGAGAAGATTTTTCGTCTTGATTAGTCCCCTCCCCGCCGGCCATTTCGGGTGAGCCTGTCGGTTCAGGCACTGAGTTTGCGCTTGCAGAGGCAGAGGCGTCAGGGGAAATGCTTGTTGCCGAAGTCTCAGTTGATACTTGCGGCTCGGGGTTTGCAACCGGCGTGACAGGCGTGATGCTTTGCAGCACTCCTATTTTACTCATCCCCTTCTGCCAACGCTGTCTTTTAACCGTCGCTTCTTCTGTAGTGGACGCAGTGACGGTCTGTGTGTTAGTTACGGGTCGAGGGCTACCAAATGGCACATAGACTGCGGTGAAGGTGTATTGTTTTGGCAATTCAGGCGCAGCCTCTGCGGCGGGTGCTTCTGTTACAGCAGGAGTCTCTGTAGGCAACACATCAGTTGGAAGTGGTCTTGGAGTAACTGGAGTCGATTGAACAAATTCAAACCTTCTCATGCCGTTTAAACGGGCGTTCCCTTGTCGGGCGAGTTTCAACCAAACATTTTTACCCGGCCCATATTGCGCTCCGCTACTTCTTAAGGTAATCCCGCGAGACGCTAACTCGTTTCCAAGATAGCGATACGCTTCTAATCCAATACCCCTACCATATTCTGAAGGATCAAGTTCAACAAAAGCAACCTCTGCCGAGTCTCCATCGATCACAATACCAAATTGTTTAAAATTTACATCTCTTCCATTTTCTTGAACTGCTACAGTCCCGCCCCCTTGATTTATTATTGAATCAATATTTGTAACTTGAACGCGAGGTTTGGCGGCAGAGTAATCTTTAAACTCGTAGTTAGCTTCACCCTTCACAATACCATACTCATCGAGGATGTTGTTGATGGCATCTTCCATCCGCTTGACTTCCTTGGTCGAGGTTCCTTTGCCAAGATAGCGAGCGATGCCGTTGCGGACGAACTCAAGTGCGTTGAGGATAGAGTTCTTCCATGCTGTAATAAGACCCTTGTCTTGGTCTGAGAATGCCTCCTGCTCTGCTTTCCTAATGGCATTCAAGTCTTCTGTGATCTGGCCCGTCCTTACACGCTGGATGACCATTCGCATGAACTCTTGGGAGAATGTCATGTCATCGAGTAGTCTGTTCTTTTGATTCAAGTAGACTTCAGAAACGCCCGGAAGTGCGTTTGGATTCGTTCGTTTTACCTCTTTCGCTATGTCAGAGATTCGCTTTACGATGTATTCCTTTTCAGAAAACTTAGGCTTCTTAATGTTTTTGTATTCGTCTTGGATACCTTGGAACATGGAAAGATGGATCATCTCCTCTTCCAGTTTCTTTGACGCTGCCCGTGCTTCTTGATCCAATGCAGCATCTCTATTTGCCGCTCGTTGCTCACCTTCGATTGATATTCCTGCCAATTGATTTACATCTGGAACTACCAGATACTTTTTGCCATTGAAGAATGTCGCTCGGTATGTACCTGTGTCGGCGGCTACCTGCTTGCCTCCAGTTAGCTTGCCGTATTCTTCGCTTGAGATGACCTCTGTATTCGTTCCTGCCAAGAACCCTGCATTGTTAGCAATCCCAGTTCTGATGGCATTCTTGAGCTTCTGCGCCCGTTTGCTGGTGACCGTGATGGCACCAAGAACTTTGTCTGTAGCCTTAACGAATGCTTGAAGGACTGGTCGGTCTGGGAAGAAAGTTCCGAATTCTGATCTCCTGCCCGATGGTGGTAGTCCCATCTCGCGGGTTGGCGTTGTTCCCTGTGGGTCGATCCCTTGCTCAATAGCTGTAAGTCCAGCGAGTTTGTTTTGCTCTGCGAAAATTTGTTTGTTAAGCCTATCAATACCCACTTGATCGTTCTCATCCAAAGCATCGAACTCTTTGTTCAGTTCATCGATCCTTGCTATCGTTGTTTCTTTCGTAGCGGTGG